CAGACTCAGCGCAATCAATAGCAACAGGTTCATTTGTTCTTAATGACATAGATTCTTCTTCATTTCCTATTGTTATAAATGAAGGGGCAGCAACTAACACGCTTAAAATAGATTCAAGTAATAATGTATCTTTAATTAATGACCTTAAACTATTATCTGATTCTTCTGTTCTTTCTTTTGGCGCTGATAGTGAAGTTACACTAACTCACGTTGCTGACCAAGGATTAACATTAAAGAATACAAATACTGGTGATGACAAACCTATTATTCTTACTTTACAAACTGGCGAAACCGACATGGCCGCTGGTGAAGCTTTGGGCGAAATCAGATTCCAAGCTCCAGATGAAAGCACTGGTACAGATGCTATATTAATTGCAGCTGCAATTTCTGCTAGGTCAGAAGGAGACTTTAGTTCTTCAAGTAACGCAACCAGACTAGAATTTCAAACTGGTGCAAGTGAAGCAGCTACCACCAAGATGAGTATTACTTCTTCTGGTAATGTTGGTATAGGAACTACTGCCCCAGAATCAGATTCAATCCTTGAACTAGAAAAGGGTTCGCCGGGCCCAAGATTACGTCTTACCAATACATCAGGGAGCGGTCAGAGTTATAAGATTCTCTCCGATAACTCTGGTGATTTACTCATTCTAGGAAATGGAAATGATACTCGCGTTAAGATTAATGATGGTGACGAGATAGAACTCAATGCAACTCTAATTGATGTCAACGGAAACCTAGATGTAAGTGGCACATACACTGGTGCTGGTCTTATGACCACAGGTGGCAACATTGTTATTCCTGATGCTGGGACAATAGGAAGTGCATCTAATACTAATACATTAACTATTAGTGCTGCCGCTGCTAATGATCCACACGTTACAGTTGACGGTATATCTCAAATAAACGCCCCAGCAGGTACTGGAGCAGGGGTTTGGGCATTACAAGTTAACAACGCTAAAACAGATAACGGTACTTCTTCTAATGTAATGAGAGTTCGGCTTGCCAACATATCGCCCGGCGATACTAACCATATGTTCCAGTGTATAGATGGTGGTGACACAGTAAGATTTTTTGTGCAAAACAACGGAACACGAGGCGGTACTTCAGACAGAAGACTTAAAGAAAACATTGTTGATGCAACAGATAAATTAGCAGAGCTAAGACAATTACAAGTTAGAAACTATAACTGGATTGAACACGGCCCATTAGGGGGGTTTAAAGAACTAGGTTTTATTGCACAAGAAGTTGAAGAATTATTTCCAAAAATGGTTCGGGATAATCCAGAGACTGGCATGAAAATGTTGCTTGACGATGTCTTTGTTCCAATCTTAGTTAAGTCGTTGCAAGAAGCAGCAGATAAAATTGACACACTAGAGGATAGAATAGAAATACTTGAATCTGCAATAGAAATGACTGTTGAGGGACAATTGTTAGATGGAACAAATGCTTCATCAACAAATGCTGGAAGTAAAGTAAAACTAGGTTAAACCCAAATTAAGATAAAGGTGCAACCCCCGAACCTTATAAATATATAGAAAGGGGAAAAGAGTATGGCCGTACCATCAACAAAAGCTACATTAAAAACATACTGTCTTAGAGCTCTAGGTTTCGGTGTTATCGATATAAATGTTTCAGACGATCAGGTAGATGACCGTTTAGACGAAGCACTCCAATATTTCGCACAATATCATTATGATGGTATTGAGAGAATGTATCTTAAACATCTCATAACATCAACAGATGTTACTCGCGCAAGAGGAAACTCAGACACTACTGCAACAGATGTAGTTGATACCAGTGTAACTGCAACTTGGAGCGAAGGAAACAATTGGATTCCTATTCCAAATTCTGTGGTATCTGTTACGAGAGTATTCCCATTTACTGACACAGGTGGTGGCAGTAGTATGTTTGATGTTCGTTATCAATTACGATTGAACGACCTATATGATTTTTCTTCAACATCTGTTATTCAGTACGAAATGACAATGCAGAATCTAGATTTTCTAGAACACATTCTTGTAGGCGAAACCCCCATTCGTTTTAATCAACACCAGAATCGCCTTTATGTTGATATGGATTGGGAAAATGACATAACTGCTGATTCAGACTATATGATTATTGAATGTTATCGAAAGCTTGACCCAAATTCATTTACAGATATATATGATGACATTTATTTAAAAAGATATGCAACCGCACTTATCAAAAGACAGTGGGGTGCAAACTTATCTAAGTTTAATGGTGTTGCAATGTTGGGTGGGGTTACTATGAATGGTGAAACTATATTCAGTCAAGCGACAGAAGAACTAGAAAAATTAGAAGAACAGATTCAACTAGCATTTGAACTACCAATCAATTATATGATAGGTTAACCAATGGCAGTTAATTCTTTTTTCCATACAAGTAATGTCGCCGCAATAGCAACAGAACAATCTCTTTATAGTAATCTTATAAAAGAGGCAATACAGATTTATGGCCATGACGTTTATTATCTTGACCGCACACTAGTTGCAGAAGATACTATATTTGGAGAAGATTCTCTTTCTAAGTTTACACAACAACATCCTATAGAGATGTATATTGAAGATTCAGAAGGTGGGTTTGCTGGTGAAAAAGAAATAATGAGTCAGTTTGGTTTAGAAAATCTAAGCGAAGTTACTTTCGTTGTAAACAAAACAAGATTTCAAGAACTAGACCGACAGATGCAAATAGAAACCGCAACAGATACAACTTCTGGTGGTTCTATATTATTAGAAACAGGAACAATAGATCAGTCAGACGATTCAACTACTTTGTCAACTGCATCAGGCGATTCTAATTTTTATATTATACAAGATACCTCTGCGACAGATGCAGATAGACCAAACGAAGGTGATGTAGTATATCACCCTGTACTTGATAAGATGTTTCAAGTCAATTTCGTAGACCACGATGAGCCATTTTATCAACTGGATAATAATCCAGTTTACAAACTAAGGTGTCGTTTATATGATTATAGTGCAGAAGTTATTGATACAGGTATTGCAAACATTGATGCGATTGAAGATGAACTATCAACAAATGCTCTAGTTCATCAATTTACAATGGAACAATCTTCAGCTGTAACAGAAGAAATAAGACTTGAATTAGGAACTGGTGATGATGCAGGATTGCTTCTTGAAGAAACAGACGGTGATAACATACTTGGTGAAAGTGATTCTACCTCTGTAGGTGAAAGTATGTTGGTTGAAAACTCTGCTGATACAGGTGACAAATCTTATCTCATACAAGAAGACTATATAGTAGGAGACATGGTGACAGATAAAACTTCACAAAACGAACTGTTTACGGCACAAAGTGCGACAGTTCTAGACTTTACTGAATCTAATCCATTCGGGGACGTAGGGAGCAATACATAATGTTAGGCACACAATTTTATCATGAAAGTATAAGAAAGGTCATTGTTTCTTTTGGAACAATGTTTAACAATATTAATCTTATTCGTAAAGACAATTCTGGAAACATAAGTCAATCTATGAAAGTTCCTCTTGCGTATGGCCCAAGAGAAAAGTTTTTAGTACGATTGAATGAAGATGCAGACTTAACTAAACAAGTTGCGATTACTTTACCTCGTATTGGATTTGAGATTCAAAACTTGGAATACGATTCAGCAAGAAAACTAAATCGTGTTCAACGATTTAAAAAAGTTAAAGGTGCTCAAGCCAAACAGTTAGATGCACAGTATATGCCTGTACCGTATAATCTATCAATAGAACTATACGTTATGGCAAAACAATCTGATGATGCATTACAAATTGTAGAACAGATTCTTCCATACTTCCAACCAGACTATACATTAACAATTAATGATAATGTTGCGATGGATAGTAAAAGAGATGTTCCTATTGTACTAAATTCTATTTCGTATGAAGATAATTATCAAGGAGACTTTACAACTCGTAGAGCATTGATATACACTCTTTCATTTACTGCGAAGTTTTATTTGTATGGCCCTGTTACTTCTAGTAAGGTTATCAAAACTGTTCAAGTTGACCAGTATACTGATTCGGAAGTTAATTCGCCTAAGAGAGAACAAAGACTTACCGTCACGCCAAATCCAACAAGTGCTGACGCAGATGATAATTTTGGATTTAATGAAACCACATCTTTCTTTGAAGATGCGAAAGACTTTAATCCAGTAACAGGTTCAGATGAATAGAGATACTACGTTGCGCCTTGATAAAACTTTAGGTGTTATAGAAAAGATTGTTCCTGAATCAATTGATGTAGAAAAAACACCTGTTGTTGTTAGAGATGGTCATCCAACACCTCCAAGTATTACTAGCGAAGACGTTGACAACGATTATAAGTATCAAAGAGAAAATCTTTACAATCTGATTGAACGTGGTCAAGATGCAATTGATGGTATTCTAGAACTTGCAAAAGAATCAGAACACCCAAGAACATACGAAGTTGCACTCAATGGTATTAAACAGGTTGCAGAGGTTACAGAAAAACTTGCAGACCTACAAGAAAAAATGAGAAAGTTAAAAGAAGTACCAGACCACGCACCAAGAACAGTAAATAATGCACTATATGTTGGTTCTACAGCTGAACTACAAAAGATGTTAAAAGAAAAAAAATAATATTTGAATTGACAATTAGGTTTATAAATGGCTGAACAAGGAGTATACTTAGGTAATCCCAATCTCAAACGGGCAAATGTGTCCCAAGAGTGGACAAAGAAAGAGGTTGAAGAATACTCTAAGTGTATGAATGACCCTCAATATTTTATAGAAAACTATATTATGATTGTGTCATTAGATGAAGGTCTAGTTCCATTTAAGATGTATGACTTTCAAAAAGAGATGGTTGGCACATTTCACAGCAATCGTTTTACTATCTGCAAACTTCCTAGACAGTCTGGTAAATCTACAACCATTATAG